AGGTCCACTAATTTGATCATTGTTATTATTATTTGGTTTTATAATTATCCTGTTACTGTCTGTATTACTTCCTCTTCTTCCTTTTACGTAAACTCTAGGTTTGTTATTTTGAGGTACCTCCAAACTATAGTTATAAATAGGAGGAGTATAATACCAATCTCTAAAATACCAGGTGTTTGGACGATACCAATTTGGACTGTATCCAAAGTATGGGTTTCCCCAACTGTAGTAGTTAAAGCCGTAGTTAAAATTCCATCTGTAATTGTCGAAAACATTATTGTAATTAAATTTTTGAAAATCTCTTAGAGGAACTGCTAAAGTATCTCCTGTAGAGGTTATAGTTAGTACTTTGCTTATTTTTACTTTAGGTGTAGTATTTATTTGATATACACCACAGCTAGTAAAAAGAGAAACAAAGAAGAATAATATAAAATATCTCATAGTTTTAGAGTTGTTGGGTAACTATTATAAATAGGTTCAGTAACTGGATTCTCTAGTTTGTATAATTCGTATATCATTTTGAATAGTTCAAAATTCTTATCAATTTCGTCTATCTGTAATAGTTTCCAACCTTTACCCTGTATTACATTTTTCTGCTTACTTGGACCTCTTGAATGCGCTTTAAGCCATATTATACCTGTTCTTTCAATTTTGATATTTTTAGATTCTTCTAATGCTTTTGCATAAGAGGCTAATTGAAGGTCATAAGACTTGTGTATACTATTTGAAGTTTTTATATCTAATAACCAAGTTTCGTTGTTCATCTTAACAACTAAGTCAGCAGTACCTGCATACTTATATTCATCAGACCATACGAAGTCTTCGGTAGAAATTAATTCTGGTTTATGTGTTGACCAGAAGTTATGGAACTTTAATATCATCTCCCATACAAGTTGTGAATATTTTGCATTACCGTAATCGTCCATCCAAGAAACTTCCTCTCCTTTTACTAATGCTTCGGCTGCTTCATGAACTTGAGTTCCTTCTTTACCGGCTTTTCTCATTATATAGTCGGCGTTATGCCCAACGTCTTTGAGCCAAGACTCAAAAAACTTATTCTTGGGCATATACTGGAGTATAGTAGTTACGGACGGGTAGTATACTCCTTCCGACCTTTTATAAACTCTCCTATCTAGAAAGTTAATTTGTTGTAAATCTGGGTTAAACTCAAGTCTTTTTTTCTCATTTTGTTTGAGAATATTCATTCCTTGTTTAATCATAATTCTAGTTTGTGCTTAAGAAGTGATGTAACATCAAATTCCTCAGCGGTTTGTACATGGTTAGTAAATGCTTTAAATCCCATATCAGAAGGATCCTTATCTGGAAGGTTAATTAAAAACACTCTCTTACCTTGATTTAAAAATTTCTCTGCAATTTCTAAAGCTCTAACTCGAGCATCTGTATCTAACGCAATGTATATGTCATGTACATTACTTGTTAATATTTTTTTATATAATGCATTAGAGACGCTTTTACCCAGCAGAGGAATAGCGTTTCTTCTAATAGCTAAGGCATCAAATACTCCTTCACACAAAATTATAGGAGCATTCCAATTAATTAAGTTTTCGAAAAATATTATGTCCTTGGAAGCTTCAGGATTTTTGTATTTAAAGTAATTGCCATCATAAGTTCGTGCAATAAAGAAGTTGAGTGCACCGGATTCAGAAAAACTTGGGATAATAACTCTTCCTCCATATTCTCCAGTCGTGCAGTATCCAATCCCATATTTAATAAAATCGATATCGGTAAGTCCTCTCTCATATAGGTATTTTTTTACTAGATTAGCTACAACAGATGTTTGTGAGGCATTATGTAAGGGTTGATATTCCTTCGGTAGCTCTATTATAGATAGCTGCTTATACTCTACTTCTGCTCCTTTAGGTAAGTACTTTAAAATTTCTTGAGCTTGATCTCTAGGAGTCTTAAGTTGTTTAAGTAAAGAGCGTATAGTTCTACCTCGAGTTTGACATACCCAACATTCCCAAGGGTTCTGTCCTTGTTCATTAGTAGCCATATTTATTTCAAGCTTTGGCTTCCTATGATTACAAAAAGGACAGTGAAAGGCATGATTGTCCCTCGCTCTCTTATGACTTTTACCGAGAATACCCTCGATAGAGCTTAGTAGAAAAGTATAATCCATTAATTAGTCCGTAACTATTACTATATAATATAAGAAGAATATTTTTAAATATCAACTAATTTTAAGTGATTTTTTTGATTCACCATTATATTAGAAGGTCTTATATCTAATTCATCTGGTTTAATGCCCATTCTTTTTGCTTCTGCTTCTACAGCTTCAACCCATTCTTCCGGAATCTCACCTTTAAACTCTCCTAGTACTTCCATTTGAATTATACCAAGTTTAGGTGTGATTGACTCTGCATCATAAATGTGAGCAAAGTTATTAGTTTTTTTACCTTTAAGTTTATGTGCGTGTTCTAATTCGATTTCGTCAGTAGTGACTTTGTAGACTCGTCCATTTAATAAGTATGCAGCCCCGTAATCTCCTGACCCGAGGTATTTACCTCCTAGATCTTTTATTTTATCTACTTCTCTTTCAAAGTCTGGATCGTAATAAAGAATCTCTCCTAATATAACATGTGATAGTCTCATATCTCATTAGTCTAATCCTGATGTTCTACCTGCAGCTCTCTCTCTATCTAACCAAGCTGCTTTTGCTGCGGTGTAGTCATCTTTTTGTTTTGTAAACTTAGGATCGATAATTTTTATTTTATCGTACCAAACAGCAGTATCGTCTATTTCAATATCGACATCTCCAAATTGCTCTATAGTTCTTTGTTTCCAAGACTCCCAATCATTTTCAGAATTAATACGTCTTGAACTATCGTCAGGATTAGGAGCAGAAAATCCATCTCCAAGGTGCTTATGTACCTCGTTATAGTTTAAACTAGATAGCTTAGCTTTTACACTTTCAGATAATATAATTTTTGTCAATTTCATTTTACTGCTTTTACACTTATAAATAGTTTATAAAAGCTCTTTCTCTTCAAATATCTCAAACTTAAAAGAAATACCTTTTTTAAATTCAGCAATGAATTCTTGAGAAGCATCAGTAATAAATTTTCTAATATCTGGTGATACGTTCTTGTACAACCCTTCATAAACCCTAGTGGTATGGTCAGTCCAATCAGGTTGAGTAGTACTGCCCCAGACTCTATATTTGTGATCTAAAGGAAAAAATCTATCCTTAATCATATGTTGCATTTGTCTCATATATGAAAAGTTTGGTGTGTAATGTCTTTTTATTCCTAAGAGCAGTAAATCTATAAAAACATCTGCTGGACAGCTTATGTTGAAACTTTCATTGTATAGGTAGTTTGCAAACCCTGGTGTAATCATATAACTATGAGCACCTAGTGCAATAAAAGCATCAGGTACTTTCAAGTGTTTGTTATACTGTTTACCTATTACTTTATTGTCAGCTCTACCCCACCAAAAACAGTTTATATCTTCTTTGTGAATATTGTTGAGTACTTTTTTAAATTCTCCGTTGCTAAATGCTGTGTTTAAAAAATAGGGAGTTAACCTAACATCATCTTCTAAAATTAAGTAGTAGTTTTCGTGAGGTAAATCTTTTATGCTTTTCCACACTTTTCTATGAGATAAAAAACAAGCTATAACGTTTTTACTTACTCCTCCTTCACCACACCAAAATTTAGTAAGTCTTCCTTCATTAATTAAACTAGAAACATCTATACTGCTACCCATAGTAGCATCTACAAACTCATAATCAAAATTAGATACATTACTCCAGTCTTCAACAAACCTTTGTCTTCTTTCTATATTGTTTGAATCGCTAATAACGAATATACCGCTAGCGCCGAATTGATGTACGCTTGGTTTCATATTAATAACTTTATCTGCCTTGACCTCTATATGGCTTCACGTAGTTTTTAGATCCTTTAGAACGGGACATTTTACTTTTAGCATGTACCCCAGGTCTCTTTTTTTTTGATGATCTCCATATAGAGCTAATGCCTCCAAATTGTTTAGCCATTATAACTCTTTTATTTTAACTTTTAACTTACCCTTTCCTTTTATAAGACGATGATAGGTCTCTTTTGGAATAAATATTTTATCTATAGGTATAGGTAGTTCGTTATCCAATTGGAACAGCCAATCAGTTTCATGCATAGCTTCGACTATTCTGTCTGCTTTATCTCTATGCCATACTAATTCAAATGGAGAAATATTCTGAGAGAATTCTCTTATAATAAAACCATCTTCTCTTATTTCAGAGTATGGTCTACCAGTAACCTGAGAAGTTCGATCCACCGCCTAATGATTTCCAGTAACGGCCAATATTACATGACCAATAACCTGCTTTAGTTTTATCTTTCTTTTGAGCACATTTATGTCTTGCAGCAAAAGAAGCTCTTGCTCCTTTCTTTTTGATCTTAACTGAAAGACCTGTATCACCGAAAGATACTTTTTTAACATTACCTTTTTTAGACTTAACATAGACGTAGAATTTTTTACTTCCACCTCTTTTAGGTTTGTTAAGTTGTACTTTTTTACCTCTATATTCAGCTTCAGGAATATAATCAACCGATGCTTTAAGCATATCGAATCCTGAGTAGTCGAAAGATTCGTTATGTATATTAACAGCTTTTCTAAACTTATCCATGTTAATAGTACCTCCAATAGACTCTACTAACTCTTTTATAAGCTCATAATCAATCATTTCATCGATTGAAGCTGCTTCATCTATTGTATCTTCATTTTCGATCATTTCATCAATCATACAGCCAATTTCAAACAATGCATTATATTTAGGAGAGACCATAGGAAGATCTAAAGGAACTTTCATACCGTTATAATCACCGTATTCACCTATATCGGTATTTTCAAGTAAATGAGTATCTTCTTCACTTAATGTGATAGAACCGTCTCTAAGCGCTTCTCTTGCCTCAGCAAATAATTGTATAAACGCATCAGAAGAATAACGGTAGACATTCTCTGATAAAGTGAGACCATTATCTAAATGGTATTGTAATGATGGTAGTCCTATGACTTCTTTTAACTGTATCATGATTAAAATATATCTGGTGCAAACTGATCCATGTTAACTTTTCTAATAGCATCTAAAATAGCATCTTGATCATTTTCGTCTTCTATACCATTAATGATAATTTTAGCGAAAACTTCTGGTCCTACTTTATGTAAGATTGCCTGTAGTCCTCTTTTAGCTACTCCTAGCTCTTCGTTAACTCCATAAGTCTTACAAGGTGTTTGGCCACACCCGCAGTTTCTTTCTTCGTTAAGTAAAATATCAGTTAGCTTCATTGTTAAAGTCTTTTCTGTAAAATTTTCCTAGAATATTGTCATTTATATATTGATGACTAAATGTTTCTAGTACGTCATTAATAAATAGGTGCTTACACTCGAAATATGTAAGAAGCTTCTTATTAGGTACTAAATCTAAAATCTTACGTTCAAAGTTCTCTCTTAAATCAGTTGACTCCTTAACTAACTTAATAATCTGAGGATGAGACCCGTAGTAGTCTTTCCAATCAGATTCAGTTCTTATTTTTTGCTTTAAAGGTACTCTTCCTCCAATTCCTTTTGCTTTCCTTTCTTCTCTCAAAGCTTCTAATGCTCGTTTACCGAGTCTTTTATTTCTCTCAAAGTATAGGACTTTCTTGCCAATATATTTTAGGCCTGTAGGTTTATGGCTCACTTCATAAATGAACCCATAAGTATCTTCTGGGAAGTCTGATATGTCGTTGAAGATCCTACCCTGGAAAGTCCAGGAAGGTTGTGTCATATCCATATTAATTTAGTTTTGCCGCTGAGCTATGTTCTAGTTCTTAGAATGTCTAATTTTAGCTCATCAATTT